CGTCGAATACCGTGTAGCAGATGAGCTAGACTACCACTACGACCAAGATGAATACTTAGAGGTGATAAGATGACCCTACCACACAACCAAATAATATTACACTCTAAAGATGGTAAAAGAGTGAGTATAGTACAAAACTACCAAGACGGCTCTGGCATGGCTGGAGGCGTATACGGTGACACTGTAGAAATCCTCATAGGAGACTACGAATGTCACACTCAAGTTGACTTAGAATCGCTCGTAATACTATTACGTAGCCTATAACACACCCTTATAGGGGGAAAGGGTATCCTTAAGGGTATCCTTTAAGGTTCCCTATAGTAGTAGTCGAAAGGAAACTAACATGACAACAAGAAGAGAACCCGCTCAGTATCACTTCTACGAAGAAGAGATAAACAAAGCCTACGAAGAGGACGACTGGGAACGAGTAAGCTACCTCAGAGCAGACGCTCCAGTTGTAGTTCGAGATGCCTTAATAAGAAACGGTATACTCGAAGGCTCAGTAGAACAAACCAGATTACCATAACCCGAAAGGACACTACAATGCGTAAAGTATATAACAACCACTTCAAGGACTACATGCAGGTACGTTACACAGGACACCTACATGTCTACTCAAGTAAGAGTGCCACATGGCTGTACAACGAAGAGAGAAACGTCGTTGTCTTGTTTGTAGATGATAGCGATGGCATGAGTAACGATACAATCATCTACTGGCCTAGCAGTGAGAACTACGGGCTACACAGAGAAAGAATTATGAGGTTAGCGGCATGACAGTATACTACATAATACTCCCAGTCCTGATAACTACTTTCTGTCTCTTGGCAGGGATATGGCTAGATGATAGAATGTAGTGGACTAGATCTCTTGTGGTGGCAGTGGTGGATACTCACTGCCCTCACTATCAACACAACTGTAAACCTAATAGTGTTCTTCAGAGGACGTAAGTTTAAGTCATAGAAAGGACTGACATGGAAGAAAACAATGCAATCAGCCCCAAGCACTACAAAGAGATAGTGCCAGGGTACGAGTACATGGACATGATGGTGTTCATGTTAAAAGACTTTAATGGTGTCGAGGCACACTTGATGGGTCAAGTCTACAAGTACCTTATGCGGTACGGTAAGAAGGATGACAAGCTACAAGAGCTAGAGAAAGCCAAGTGGTATCTTGACTACCTGATTACCTACAACACAACACCAGAGGAACTCGAATGACTAAGTATGAGGTAAAACTTGAAGGCTGGGTGACGGACATTGTGTTCGTCACTGCAGCAGACAAACCAGAAGCTATTAAGCTTGCTACACAAGAGTTTATCAATAGGAAAGGTGTAGAGAACTGTAGAGTGGTAAACATAGATGAAGAAGATAACATGTAAACACTGCTTAAACACACAGTACATATCAGATAGGCTAATAGAAATAGCACACAAACTATTATGCTATGTATGTAGTAATGAAATTAAACCAGAGGATTATAAAGATGATTGATGAAAAGAGAACTATTATTGTACGTGATGCTGAGTTACATTGGGCTAAGCTAGTCAAGCCAGTAGACCCATTCGGTACACTCCAGTGGGAACTACAGATGCGTACACGAGATAAAGACGAAGCCAAGAAGTGGAAAGACGAGTTCTTTATCACTACTAAAACAGAAGAAGATGATGACGGTGTCTTCTACAAGGCAAACGTCAAGCGTAAAGCTGTAAAGAAAGATAACAGCGATAACACACCACCTGACGTACTAGACGGTGCCAAGAAGCCTATCGACGGTAACATTGTAGGTAACGGTAGCGTAGGTAATGTGATGCTCTTCCAGTACCCATATGAGATGCAAGGTCGTAAAGGCGTTAGCTCTATCTTATCTAAGGTACAAGTAACAGACCTCAAAGAGTACACACCAAGTAGCGGTACAGACTTTGACGTTATCGAAGGTGAAGACACAGGCGAAGCACAGGTAGACTTCTAATGGGTGATGTCATCGACTTTAAACCTAAGAAGACAAACATAGAAGTGCAACTAGAAGAAGACGACTCACAGCGTATGCTAGAGTTAGCTATACTAGTTCTCTTTGAGGAAGTTGGTGGCCATGAGTTATACGGTAAGCTTACAGCGGATGAATACAACCTAGTGTTCATCCAGTTTACTGACGTATGTTACTCAGCAATGGAAGACGAAGCTATTATAGTAGACGAGGATAATAACGTCAGTATAGTAGTGGAACTAAGAAGCGACCTTAAGGAGGCTATGGATGACTTTAAGAGAGAACTTGAATCCGCTGATACTAGCATACACTAGTGCCATTGACCAATACTCTAAAGAAACAATAGTTAGTGGCACAGGACAGGAGCACTACATAGCTCTTGTCAAAAGACTTGAAGACTTAAAGACGTATATCATTGAAAATGAAAGGAAAAACAATGAAGAATTACGTATACCTAGCAGGTCCAATGGAAGACTGCACCAAGAAACGAATGACAGCTTGGAGACTTCGAGCGGCAGATATACTTCAGAAGAACGATATCAGTTCGTTAGATCCAACTCGTAGGGTAGACTTCCATGACCAACTTAAACTATCTGAGACAGCTACACATGAGCAATCAGCCTGTAGACGTATCTTTAAGATGGACATGCAAGACATAGCTAATAGCACTGTTGTATTAGCTGACGTAAGACGTGATAGCGGTAGAGGTACTGGTACTGCGATGGAACTTATGTTTGCACACATGAAGAATAAAGTAATTATACTGTGGGCAGACAGAGATGACTACGTTCATCCATTCTATGAGAGTATTTACACTGAGAAATACTTTGAACTTGACGATTGCATAGAAGCAATCTCATACTATTACTGAGGAGTAAACCATGCAAGCACGATTTGATACATACACTAAGAGCCTTAATCTTGCTACGGAAACGTATCACGACATTATGAGTAAAACTAAATGCACAGACCTTAATCTTCAGTACAATGAGTACAACAAGTGTTACAACTTGATGGGGTCTATTCATAGTGATAGCGTTAGCTACGTTGCTGGGCTATTAAATGATGGCAATTGGGATGAAGACTACGACAAGCTCGATGTATAAAGCAGTATACATAAGAGACAAAGCATTAAGCTTAAGAGAGGATGTAATGAGGCTACTCGACACGGTGGGTAAAGATAACCGTGTTGAGATAGCTGAAATATCTAATGATAACAACTATATAATATTTAGTTACGAAAGGAAGTAACATGCCTTATATTACTAAAGAAGATCGCCAGAAGTTTATGTGGCTAGAGCAGGAGCTAGAAAGCTTTGGTCCTGACATGCAAGCAGGTGACTTGCAGTACTTAATTGCACTCGCCATTAAACACATGGAACCATACAACTATCAGACAATGAATGATGTCATGGGTGCATTGGCAGGTGCTCAGATGGAATTCTATAGGCGTACGGTAGCACCATATGAAGACACTAAGATAGAGGCTAATGGGGATGTTTAAGTGTAAGCACACAGACTCTATTGGTAGACCTTGTTCACAACACAAACACGAGGAGCCTAGCAGATACTGCGGGTTAGATACAAATGATACCACTTGTGCAGCACTTGCTACAGCGTATATGGGATACGCCGAAATCAAAGACGGGGAAGTCTCGGATGAAACAAAAATCTGGTTATCCAGACACAACAAACAACTTTATGAGCAGGTTAAGGACTATTAATCATTGTAAACGTTGTAAAACGCCCTATTATGAGGGGGCATTGGACTTTCTCTCAGACGAATTAAACTGTCCAAAATGTGAGAACGGAAAGGACTAACACATGAGACTAGTATTTGACATTGAGACTGATGGCATTGATGCTACCAAAGTATGGTGTATTGTTGCTCAAGACGTCGATACTAAGAAGATATACAAGTGGAGGCCAGATGACATTGAGTCTGGTCTTAACTTTCTTCTTAATGCAGACGCTCTTATCGGTCACAACATCATCGGATATGATTTAGCTGTACTGACTAAGCTGTACGGCATAGACTTCTATGACAAGAAGCTATATGATACATGGATGATGAGCCAAACACTCAACTACAAGCGCAAACACAAGCATGGGCTTGGTGGTTGGGGTGAGCATCTTGGCTACAGTAAGTTAAGCTTTGATAACTGGTCAGAGTTCTCGGAAGAGATGCTGACATACTGTGTAAGAGATGTTGAGCTAAACACAAGAGTCTTTGAGATCCTGATGAAGGAGTTCAAAGACCAATCCAGTACTAAGCCATTGATATCTAAAGGTATTAGAGCAGAGCATGATGCCGCTGTGTTCGAAGCTAAGATAAGAATGAATGGCTGGTTGTTTGATATAGATGGAGCCAACAAGCTACACGAAGAAATGTGTCAAGAGATATCTGACATTGAATCTCGTGTACATCCTAATCTACCTGAGATGACTATCTATGTAGACAAACAACCTAAGACAGCTAAGTACACAAAGAAAGGTGACTTTACTGCTGTAACTAGGCGACTGCTGACAGAGTTTCTTGGACATGAGCCTGAAGTAGATGACTGGAACCCACAACAAGAGTTCCAGCGTCAGTATACTACACAGGTTACGCTAGGTAACATGGAAGAAGTTAAAGAGTATCTTTATACTATAGGATGGAAACCAGATGACTGGAATTATAAGAAAGTTGGCTATGAATTCCATAAGACAAGCCCTAAACTCACAACAACGTCTCTCGAACTGCTTGGAGACATCGGTAAAGACATTGACAGATACTACACAACAAGATCAAGAAGGTCTATACTCGAAGGCTGGCTTAATGCGGTTAAGGGCGACAGGCTACATGGACGAATGTGGGTTATCGGTACTCCCACCTTCAGATCCCGACACGAAGTAATCACTAACTTACCTAGTATCGAGGCGGCATGGGGCAAAGAAATGCGTAGTCTCTTTATCTGTGAAGACGGATACAAAGTAGTTGGTGCTGACTCAGCTGGTAATCAGATGAGAGCCTTGTGTCATTACATTGGTGATGACGACTTCACTAAGGAAGTAACAAGCGGTGACATCCACAGCTATAACGCCAACATTCTAGGCAGTAGTCGTGGTGATGCTAAGCGATGGCTATACGCTTATCTCTTCGGAGGTGGCGGTAAGAAACTAGGCACTATCCTTACAGGAAAGCCTGATGATAAAGCTGGTAACGCAAGTAAACAGAAGTATCAATCAGCAATCCCTGGGTTAGCTAAGATTAAGGCTAAGCTGGACCACATCTTTCAGCAGACTAAGAATGGATACGGAGATGCATTCATTCCTGGCCTTGATGGTAGACGAGTCTATGTGTCTTCAGCACACCAATCGCTTAACTACTTGTTACAATCAGCAGAAGCTATTACTTGTAAGGCGGCTGTGGGTTATGCAATGGCTAAGATAGCTGAAGAAAAGTTAGATGCATACCCTGTTATCTTTTATCACGATGAGATGGCATGGGTTGCTAAAGAGTCTGATGCAGAACGAGTTAAAGAGATCTGTATCGAAGCATTTAGAGAAGCACCTAAACAATTCAATGTGCAGTGTATGGATGGCGATGGTGTCATTGGTAGCTGTTACGCAGATGTACACTAGAAAGGACACATATAATGTTAGCAATTATAGATGCTGATAGCTGTATATATCAAGCGGCTTGGCAACAAGAAACTGTAGACAGCGCATTAGATAACTACAAGGCTATCTTACAAAAGAATTGGATAGACCCTGTATGGTCTGATGAGCAAGTAATTTATTGTGGAGGCAAAGATAATTTTCGTTATGAGTTGTGTCCACAGTATAAGGCTAATCGTAAAGACCCGCATAAAGATGCCAGTCTATTCAGACCTTTGATGCAACGTATTATTGAGGATGGCTTGGCTATACCTTCTGATGGTATGGAAGCCGATGATATGGTACGCATCAAAGCAATTGAATGCGCTAAAGAAGAGATTGACTTCACTGTAGTACATATCGATAAAGACTTAGACTGTATTGTAGGTCATCATTACAACCCAAAGCGTAATGAATTCTACGATATCGATGAAGACAAGGCAGACTTATTGTATTGGCTTCAAATGCTTAAAGGTGATCCTACAGATAATTTGCCTGGGTTGCCTAAGATTGGACCAAAGAAAGCAGAGAAGATGCTTGCGGGTGTCCCTATGAAACGCCGTAAACATAGAGTATTAGCCGCATGGCGTGCTCAATACGGCATTGTAAAATGGAAGGAGAAGTTACTGGAAACGGCTAACGGTATTCACATACTACGTAATCCAACTGACTTCTTTGAGGTGTAACATGACTACCAATGTAGAAGACCATCAGCGATACGAAGATGTTATCATCACCGAAGTATCTACAGTAGATACAGGAGGATGGGTCGGTATCACTACTGAGGAACACGGAGAGATTAGATGTAAGTCTAACCTCAGAACTAAACTCAAGCTAAAGAAAGGCTGGGAGGGTGACTTGACTGTATGGGTCAACCCTCGTGGTGGCACTGTGTGTGTTGCCTTTGACCAGAAGGCATGGCAAGCTACAGGCTCAGATGCTCTTGCACACGGTCAATGGGATACAAGGCTTGAGCTACAACCTTATGACATGGAAGGTTTTATCTATCTTATCACTGAGAAAGAGACAGACAAACGCTATGTCGGTAAGAAATCTTACTGGAATTACAGTAAAGGTAAACGAGTTAGACAATCTAACTGGAAAACTTATGCATCCTCTGGTGTTGATACTGCACAGAAAGTTTCAGATAACCCTGAACACTTTAAGTATCAGATATTAGAGGAAGCACCTGATAAGTCTGCTCTCAATTACTTAGAGTTAAAATGGCAGATACATCTTAATGTGTTGACTGAACTTGATGACAACCAAGAAAAGGTATACTATAATAAAACTTTAGGTAGCGAGAAATGGATGCTGACTAAAGCTTTTGTTAATAGTTACAATGGAATAAAAAATGATACAGAAAAATGATCCGTTTGAGGATGACGATCGTATAGACGATGATGACTTCTTTGTGCTGTTTAATAACAAACAACAGAAAGCAGAGAGAGATGACCGCTCTAATAAAGCAAGGCATAAGAGAAAGGTAACACGCCATGCAAAAGAAGAAAGATTATACGGAGAGTAAAGAAATAGGTAAGACTAAATGTCCTGCTTGTCCATCGAGTGATGGCTTTACTATGTACGACGACGGACACGGCTATTGCTTTGTCTGTAACCATTATGAAAAAGAAATTGGAAAGGAAGAGGACATGCCTCTAGATAATGTAGTTAAATCAGCATGGGATGTAGATACATTCACTGCTAACACAGGTGATGCTCGTGGTTGTCAAGATCGTGGAATCACTAAGACAGTAGCAGAACACTTTGGTGTACGAGTAAGCTATGATAGTGAACGTAATATCACTGCATATCATTACCCGTATTATAAAGGTGAACAGCTAGTAGCCTACAAGACTAGAACATTACCTAAACAATTTAATACGGTAGGAGACTTTAAAGATGTCAGGACTTTTGGTAGCAAAAGCTTTGGAGCTGGAGGCAAGCGGCTTGTCATCACAGAAGGCGAGTTCGATGCAATGGCGGTGGCACAAGCCTCGCTCGACCACTACAACAAGATTTATCCTGTTGTTAGCGTTGCTAGTGCTAGTAATCTAAAGAGCTTACTCAATGATCGCACTTGGATTAGGTCATTTGAAGAAGTTGTTTTGTTCTTTGATGCTGATACTGCAGGTCAGAAAGCAATTAAAGAAGCCGCTAACATTATCGGTATCGATAAGGTAAAGATAGCTACAAGCTCTTGCAAAGACCCTTGTGAGTTATACCTTGAGCAAGGCAC